ACAAATGGGCACGACTTTATCTGTGCCTGGTTACGGTATGCCAATCCTAAATAATACCTCACAGCGAGGTAGATTGATCATTCCGATCAATATTAAAATTCCAACCCTACTAACTGAAGAACAGAAAGAACTATTAAAAAAGGCAAGAGACTTATGCTAAAAATTATTCATCACCCAGCGGAAATTTTAAAAGAACGAATGCCAGAATTTGATTTTTCGAATCCGTCAGAAGACCCAGTTCAACTCGAAAAGGACATGATCGAAACAATGTTTGCAAACGGTGGTATTGGCCTTTCGGCTAACCAAGTTGGTAAACGAGTTAGAATGTTTGTTATGGGAAATAAGGCAGATCCAGAGTCTGCCCAGGGATTCTTTAACCCACATATTATTGCCACTACAGAACGGCTATCTGAAATGGACGAAGGATGCTTGAGTTTTCCTGGCATCTATGCTAAAATTAAGAGACCCAATGGAGTTATGGTCCGCTGGCAAACTAGTTCCGGCGAAACAAAAGAGGGCGAGTTTTACGGGTATGCATGCAGATGTTTCTTGCATGAATTTGATCATCTCGAAGGCATTACGTATCGAGATCGAATTAGTGATTTAAAATGGGCACTAGCAGTCAAACAATCGAAGAAAAGGAAATAATCAATGTTGAGTCCAAATAAGCAACTGGCAACTATGTTTGATACTGCGCTGACCGCAGCAATCAATCGAAATCACGAGTATCTTACGCTTGAACATTTCCTGTATGGTATGGTTCTTGACAAAGAATTTTGTGAATTCTTAGCTGAATTTGGTGCCGATGTTAGCCAACTTCGCAACGATCTTGTCAATTTTATCGACAACGAGTATGCCGGCATTGCAACCCTCCAAGCTGGAGAATCGCCTAAAAAAACAAACACAGTTGAGCGAATGCTGAATCGTGCTTTTACGCAGGTTCTGTTCACTGGTCGACAAACAATCGAACCTGTTGACTGCTTTGTTAGCCTTTTCTCTGAAAAAGAGAGTTATGCAAATTTTTTCATGCAGAAGGCAAAAATTGATAGAGATGCATTTATTGAATACATGACTAAAGACACCCAAAATAACGACGACACCACCGAAACACCGGTTGATTCGACCAAACAAGATAAGGTACTTTCCCTGTATTGCACTAATCTGAGTGCTAAAGCGGCGTCGAATCAGATTGACCCTGTAATCGGCCGAGACAATGAGATCGAAGAACTTACGCTGGTTCTTGCGCGGCGACATAAGAGCAACGTGATGCTTGTTGGCGACCCTGGCGTTGGTAAGACCGCAATTGCCGAAGGTGTTGCTCGGAAGATTCACGAAGGTAAAGTGCCAACCTTTATTAAGAATCACGAGGTGTTTAGTCTTGATATCGGCGCCATGCTTGCTGGTTCTAAGTATCGAGGCGATTTTGAAGAGCGCCTTAAGCAAGTTCTTGCTGCACTCGAAAAGAAGCAAAACTGCATTCTGTTCATCGACGAAGCTCATATGATGAGCGGTGCAGGCGCAGCAAGTGGCAATGCTAACGACATGAGCAACATGCTGAAGCCCGCGTTGGCCAAGAGTGCTATTAAGGTCATTGCCTCTACAACCTGGGAAGAGTATCGCAAACACTTCGAAAAGGATCGTGCACTTATGCGTCGATTCCAACGGGTAACAGTGAACGAACCTACTGAAGCAGTTACTATCAAAATCATCAAGGGCCTTCGCAAGTATTACGAAAAGCACCACAAGGTTAAGATTACTAACCAGGCAATTGCCGATGCAGTGAAATATTCTGTTAAGTACATGAGCGATAAGAAGTTGCCTGATAAGGCTCTGGATCTCATCGATTGTGCGTGCGCGCGATTCAAACTACGCGATGAAGAAAACGGCGTTGTTGATCACGATCAGATTGTGTTCGAAGTTAGTCGTATTACTAACATTCCGCATGATCAAATTGCTGCAAAGGAAAACAAGAATCTGCGTGATCTTGACAAGAACATGAAGGCAAAGGTGTTTGGACAAGATAACGCGATCACTGCATTGCTGGATAAAATCTTTATTGCACAAGCAGGCCTCAAAGAGCTCAACAAACCCATTGGTAGCTTCTTGTTTACTGGTCCCACCGGGGTTGGTAAAACTGAGGCCGCAAAGCAATTGTCTGCAAATATGGGCACTCCGCTGGTTCGATTTGACATGAGTGAATACCAAGAGAAGCATTCTGTGTCTAAGTTTATCGGTAGCCCTCCGGGTTACGTCGGGTTCGACGATAACGCTGGCCAGCTAATTACCAAGCTCCAAGAAACTCCTAACTGCATTCTGCTGTTCGACGAAGTCGAAAAAGCTCACCCTGACGTGCTAACGGTTCTGCTCCAACTTATGGATAACGGCGCAGTTACTGGTAGCAACGGCAAGGTTGCAGACGGGCGTAACGCAATCGTAATCCTAACTTCTAACATCGGTGCAGCCGATGCGGAGAAGAATCTAGTCGGCTTCGGGACTCTCGAACGAAGCACTGATACCAGTGATGCAATCAAACGATTCTTTACTCCTGAGTTTCGCAATCGTCTTGATGGCATCATTCAGTTCTCTAAGCTTGATCACACCACTATGATTAAGGTTGTGAAGAAGTTTATCGACGACCTCAATGTCCTTGTTAAGGATCGGAATGTGCATGTTAAGCTTACTGCCGATGCTGTGGAGTTTTTGATCAATAAGGGATTTGACGCAAAGATGGGCGCTCGTCCGTTGAAGCGCACAATCGACGAATACATCAAGAAGCCGCTTAGTAAGGAATTGCTGTTTGGTAAGCTTGTTAACGGCGGAGTAGTAGAAGCATCGGTTAAGAATAACGAACTGGTTCTTAACTTTATTGAAGTAATGCCAGTTCAGGAATTAGAGACGAATGACGCAAATAGCAACACTGACAACCAGTAAGCTATTTTATGGCAAGTGGCCGTTCAAACTAGTAGTATCAGTTGAACGAGCCTCTTGGCTTAAAATGGTGCAAAAAAACCCGTCCCGGCATTCAAAAATCGACTTACAAGATGTCAAGGCGGTAGCAAAACTTTTAGAATCTTTCGACAGTACCGAGTATGCGACCCGAGGAGAACATACTAGATTAGCAATCTTCTTTAAAGATATTGCGTTAAAAGACAAGTTTGTTGATGTATTTAAATCTAGATGTTTACAATTTTGGGGACCAGGTACAGCCGAAGAGCTGAAAACGCTAGTCAACCACGGTAGAAAGTTTGTAATTAAAAATCAGTTATTTAAAAGAAAGTACAGATTTAAAGTTACGTTCAAACCTACTGCATCGGATAACGAACGACTTTCTGTTAAGAATTGGATGCAAAACAACGCAAAAACCTGCGAGGCTAATCATGCAGTCGATCAGTGGTTAAATGCAGGCAAGCGGTGGTGGAACCCATCGTATTATCTATATGTAATTGACGATAAAACACTTTCGATGTTAGTTCTATCAGCTGGCAATGCAATAAAGTTAATCGAAGAAGTTAAGCTAAGAACGGAGATAAATACTCAATCAGGATAATAATATGCCAGCATTGAGTAAACAAATCAATTTCGTTATACAATCTACCGGAACAAACGCAACTACATCGACTTCTGTTGCTATCCCGTCTGCTGCGTATGCTCCGGGCGGGGGCAACATCTTTAATTCAATTAAAGAAAAAGGGGACGGATATTTCGGGTCAGCTGATGGACTACATACAGTAACATACACCGTTACTCCGCAGTTTATTGGAACGCTAACAATGCAAGCATCGTTAGCTACCGAGCCGACCGAAGCAGACTGGTTTAATGTTAAAGACACTGAAGTTACATATATACAACCGAACGTTCCGGCATCAACTACGACTAACTATGTAAACTTCGTCGGAAATTTTGTATGGGTTAGAGCAAAAGTGCATCGTAGTGACGAGCAAACAAACGGTTCGGTGCTGTTTATTAATTACAATCACTAATAAATATGTTATTATAATACGGTAAACAGAATGAAACTATTTGAATTCTTTGGCGCACATCAACCGACTACCGACTCGACAGACGAGTTATCCGGCAAGACTGAAAAAGACCAAGAAAAGCTCGGCGATGAAATTTTTTGGTTTATGCTCGACGACGATTCTCTTCATAAAAAGTATTTCATTCCTCTTGCACAAGAAGCAGCAAGACTAATGAAGGCCAACAAGTTCGATGCAAAAAAGTTTAACCCTAAGTGGATGCCGATGGTAAATCAAGCCTGTTTGCGTTATTACAAAGAACAAGAACTTAGCGGAGATCCGAGAGACGAATTTTCCTTCGATCTTCGAAAAGGCCTATGTTGCAGACTCGGTGATCATTGTTACGAAGATATCCGTAAAGGCGAGTATAAATTAGGCATCTAACCTTCAAGAAAGTGTTCAATGGGCGGAAAGCTTATACCGGATGCAGGTCCGGTAACATACGGTAACATACACACGATTGAATCTAATCTAAAAAAAGCATTACCATCAACTGTTCCATTTTTTATTATCGGATCTGCAGGCAAGAAAGAAATTGCGTCAGATCTCGATGCACTAATCGACATTAATCTCCTAATGTCTGCGCTCTGCGTAAGTACGTTAGCCGATGCAAAATCTAAACTCAGAGACCTCTTTATTTCTCAAGGTCTGTATTCCATTTTAAACGGAATTTCAGTTCATGTTGGCATCGAAAACGGTAACGGTGTTTCGCAGTGCGATCTTATGATTGTCGAAAACGCATGCAGTATTGCAGCACTGCATACACACGACTATTCAGCTGATTCGACCATGAATGGCGGAACATTGCATGCAATGTGGGCCGATTTATTAAAACTATCCAACCCTCATCTTAAAATTAGTCCTTACAAAGGATTAGTAGTTAGAGAAACTAATGAGCTAATCTCCAGTAGTAAAGACGTCATTGCTCGTGCTATAATAGATAATTCAGCGTCGGCGATTGATATTTCATCTATCACCTCATTGATTGCGGCACTGAGACCGTATCCAGATAAACTTAACTTCATTAAAGAAAAATATATCAATAATGCAAACTAACTCAGTTGGTAGAAAATACCAGCATGTTGAGGACTTGTTGCTTACTCACGGAGCTGCCGGAGGGCTTCATGCAGTGGAACGGCTAGTGAATATAGCGAGAGATCCGTCTACGTTAGAAATAAAATGGGACGGAAATCCGGTAATCTTTTGGGGTAAACAACACGGTCAGTTTACCATGATGACTAAGAATGCCTGGGATTATTACAAGCGAGGTTCTCGAATGTTAGCCGACGGCACTCCTGTAGTTCCTACACGAGCGAAAGATCTTCAAGATTTTATTTTAAACACCGGCAAAATTTCCGACGAAAGAATTGCATATGCAAAGGCGTTGTCGTCTCTCTGGCCGTTAATGGAAGAAGTCAGTCCCGATAATGGGTTTTTTGAAGGTAGCTTTTTGTTCTCTCCTATGGCTCCAAAAGAGGTAGAAACAAATGTGTTTAAATTTCAACCCAATATCACTCGGTTCGAAGTAGAAATGGAATCTCTAACAGGTCAGCGAATTGAAAACGCTACAGCTATGATTTCTGCTACAGGATTTTACAATAGTATAGGATCTTTTATCGAAAAAAGACCTGAATATACAAAGAGCAGTAATCAAGTTATTGTCCAAGGACCTGTTACATCAACCGCTCCGGGTATTATACAGCCCAACATTACCGATACGGAATTAGATCTCTTAAAAGATGCAATGACGGTTACTGAATATATTAAGAAAAACGCAGATGCTATTGATACGTTTTTAAATTCAAAACCGTTTATGAAAACTCCAGGCGAAATCGTGTATACATTTCTAAATGCCGTTCACCGAAAAGAGTACATTATTCATCTATTTAAAGGTTGGGCAAATGAAAACTTGTCAGAACGGCGACGAGCTGTGCTCTATAAGCATCAACACGACCTTGTGGTTCTACTTCGCTCGATAGAAAAAATTACAGCATTAAAACATAAGGTAATGTCTAGAATCAATCAGGACGAATTAACAGATATTAAAATGGTCAATCCTGAAGGTTATGTCCAGCCACATCCTAATGTGGAATTTCGATACGATATTCCTGATCAATTTATTAAACTTATTAATCAAGAAAAGTGGGCTCCGAGAAAATGATTATTGATCCAAAACATGTTAGCTTTTGTTTCGGAAGGTTTCAGCCGCCGCATTACGGTCACCGCTTACTAATGCAAGAGGTAATGAGTTACGGCTCTAATTTTAGAATATTTGCAAGTCCGTCTTGGGACAAGAAAACTAACCCAATTGAATTCGAAACAAAGGTCGATTTAATAAAAAGAATGTTCCCTGAAATTGCATCAGGAGTTAACACAGACCGAACAATTAATACTGTGCTCAAGGCCGCAGCAAGGCTGCATCAACATGGATTCAAACGAGCGACATTTATTGCCGGAACTGATAGAATTAGCGGGTTTAAAGAACTACTGTTAAAATATAACGGTTGTATGTCGGCTCACGGATTTTATGATTTAGATTTTGAATTTGTAGAATTCAGCAGTCCGGCAATTCGATCAACTGAAATTAGGCAGGCGGTGGCAGAGAATAATTTTGATAAATTTTGTACACTGACCAATTTTAACGAATTTTCAACTGAGCTTTTTAACGAAGTTAAAAAAGGTTTATCGATCCGATAAATACATAAAACATGTATTTTAAGGATTACTCATGCGAATCAACGATATTCTCGGCGAGTCAAAGCCCGCTGGAAAAATAAGAAAATCACACAAGACAGTGTCTCAAGGCGCAATTAAAATGCGAGATACTGGAGGATACGATAGAACTTATCATCTTAACAGAATTATGATGGCTGCCGGAATGGCCGATGGAAAGTCAACTAAGCCCGTTGACATGGACTCAGCAAGTTGGTACGAAAAATATAATACCGCTCAGCCGTATACCGATGAAGAATATAAAATGATTCAGTCGGCGATGAAAACTGTACCCACTGACGGCAAGATTGCAGATAAGAGACATAAAAGTAAAGAACCTGATTACGTTCATAAAACAAGTCCGGTACCAAACAGAGCCACTCTATCTGAAAGTGTTAGCTTAAAAACAACGTTAGATGCTATTGCGACCGACATCGGTGACCCAGTTGCCGCACTATACGACACTCTCTCTTTTCAATTAAGAAAGTATGCTGCTGCCCATCACGGTGATCTAGAAAAGTGGGGACTAGTATCTGGAGGATATACCTCCAGATGGTATGATACCTTTTACTTCAATAAGATTCAAAAAGAGTTATATGACCTTATAAAGTTTGCGCCAGGCGCATCTAAAGAAATTAAAGAGTATCTGTCGAAAAATTTTAGAAGTTTCTCAGACATATCTAGGTTCCTTCCGGAACTATTAGTAAAAGCAGGCACACACTTCAAGCATAGACTAATGATAACAAATGCTAATAAGTGGATTACGGATCGAGCCGCGTACCGCGCTCTTATTGTCAGCCTCAAGGCAGAATACGGAGAAATCGATGACGATGATGAACCGACCGTCGATCCGAGAATTGCTGCACACGATAAGCGAGAGAAGAGCAAAATGTCTGCTGCGGCTCAGCAAAACCAGCAGGTAGAAGCAATTATTAATCAAGTATTAATGCGACTACCAAAAGACGTAGCAGGTGATGTGAGAAACGCTATTGCAAGAAGTCCGAACAAACTTCAGGCGTTAGAACTAGAACTAAAGAAAAGAAACATCAAGCTGTCGGAGTCATTGGACGATTTTAGAAAAAATTTATCAAACCAAGTTAAGAGTGGTGTTGCGCAAAAGCATGCTGACGTGGCAATACAATCTGCATCAAACCCCGGCCAGTGGAAGTGGGACAAAGACGATATCATTTTCTCCCCAGAAAGAGGAAAAACTTATGTTGTTCTAAAAAGATACTACGATAAGCGCCAAGGAAAAGCTAAGTATCTCGTTAGAGGCAAAGACGAAGAAACGATGTTCGACGCTGCACTGGCTCACAAAAATTTGGTAAAAATTAATAACGAATCGGCAACAGTAGGTGCAACATCGAGCGGAAATATCGCTACGGTTCCGAACCCTCATGTAAGTCCGGGCGCAGCAAGAGGTAAGAAATCATACACTGGTTCTCCGGGTAAAAGCGGAACTAAGGCACCGGCACAACCAAAACCAAAATCACAAAAACCAACAGACAACGCATTAAACATGAAAGGCACTAGTATCTTCGGAGGACCTGCTATTAAGAGGTAATTATGGCTAAAAACACACCTAAAACACTACCACCATCGAAACCGAGAAATTTTGTTGTTAAAAATGCACAGACATCCGGCGCTGGCGCACATAAAGACAAAAAGAAATCTCAAAAGAACGGCGAAGTAAAGCATAAGAAAAACGAATTCGGCGAGGCCTCTCGCCGTTTTTCTACCTTAGACATGGCAATAATGGAAGGCGGGCATAGCCTGCACGATCAACCAGTATTACGCAAACAAAAACAAAACGAATCCTACCTATCGTATCTCGGCTCTGTATTAGCCGAAGCCCTCAAAAGAAAATAATCACTCAGCATGAGTCGGTATATTAAATATTGACTCTTGCTATCTAATCTGTATACAATAAATTACTAAGGAGAATATGTATGAGCAAAGCATATGGTGCCCCTGAACAGGCAAAAATCAAGCAAATTATCGCCGAAGGCGTGACGGTAATGCAAGAAATTGAAGATCTAAACGCAGGGCTTAACGATACTATCAAGGCAGTTGCTGAAGAACTAGACGTTAAACCGTCTGTGATTAAACGAGCTATTAAGATTGCGTTGAAAGACAGATGGGATCAAGTGTTTAGAGAATTCGATGATCTCGAAACAATTGTTGATATCAGCGGCCACGCTAACCGTAAGGACGACGAGTGAGTTTACATTATAAATTAAGAGGTGTAATAAACTGGATGGCTAGAGATTATCGAGCTAATCCAGTAAGATTTGTTGCCGAAGTGTTTGCATGGGCACTGTCGATCGGTTGCGCACTAACAATGGCGATAACAGTGCCCGCACCGCCCCTTCTTACCATCTATCCACTATGGATGTTTGGATGCCTTATATGGATGTGGGCTGCTTTTACAAGAGGTAGTACCGGTCTTCTAGCAAATTATTCAATTTTGTTTATTATCGATTGCGTCGGGTTAGTTAGACTAATTCTTACTTAAGGTTCTGTTGGCCATAAACAACACTTTTGATGGTAGGTAAGCCATAAATTACCAGAAAGGCTTTAATGAGTTACGTAGATGCAATTTGGTTAAGAGATGACGATATTATACGGGTTGTAGAAAGAAACACCGATCAAAAACGCGTATACCAAGATATACCTGCAAGGTATATGTTCTATTATCCGGATCCGAAAGGAAAATATAAAAGCATTTTTGGCGACAATCTTACAAAGGTTAGTTGCCGAAGCTGGAAAGAGTTCGCAAAAGAGCAACGAATTCATTCTGGCAAAACACTCTTCGAAAGCGATATTAATCCGGTGTTCCGAGCGCTCGAAGAGTGTTACCTTGGAAAAGAAGCGCCTAAACTAAATGTGGCGTTTTTCGATATCGAAGTTGACTTTGACCCAGAGCGCGGATACGCATCGCCGGAGGATGCGTTTATGCCGATTACTTCGATTGCGGTGCATATGCAATGGCTAGATACTCTAGTGTGTCTAGCAGTTCCGCCAAAAACGCTCACAATGGAGCAGGCCCAAGAAGAAATTAAAGAGTTCCCTAACACTATCCTGTTCGAAACAGAGTATGAGATGTTAGATACATTTTTAACTCTTATCGAAGATGCTGATGTATTAAGCGGCTGGAACAGCGAAGGTTTCGATATCCCGTATACTGTTAACCGTGTTACAAAAACTCTAAGTAAAGATGATACTCGGCGGTTTTGCCTGTGGAATCAGCTTCCGAAAAAGAGAGAGTACGAAAAGTACGGAAAAACGGCAATTACATACGACTTTGTTGGGCGTGTGCACATGGACAGCTTAGAACTGTATCGAAAATACACATACGAAGAACGGCATAGTTATTCGTTAGATGCTATTGCATTTTCCGAGCTCGGTGAAAGAAAGACTCAATACGAAGGCACGCTGGATCAGCTTTACAATCGAGATTTTAAAAAGTTTATCGAATACAACCGTCAAGATACGGCACTGTTGGATCGTCTAGATAAGAAGCTGAAGTTCTTAGATCTTGCAAATACACTTGCCCACGAGAATACTGTTCTTCTTCCGACTATTATGGGAGCTGTTGCTGTTACAGAGCAGGCTATTATTAACGAAGCGCATAGTCACGGTTTAATTGTTCCAAGTCGTCAACGAAAAGGCGAACAAGGAGATACGCAGGCCGCGGGTGCATATGTTGCATATCCAAAGAAAGGGCTGCACGACTGGATCGGATCAATGGACATTAACTCTCTGTATCCTTCTGCGATTCGCGCGTTGAACATGGGGCCAGAAACCATCGTCGGGCAGCTCAGACCCGAATACACAAAGGCCGAAATCGAAGCAAAAATGGCCAAAGGGTCAAGTTTTGCAGGAGCATGGGAAGGCAAATTCGGTTCTAACGAATACGAGTTTGTAATGGCAAAGGATCGCACTCACGATATCATCATTGACTGGGAGAATGGTCAAACTGACGTAATGTCGGGCGCTCAGATTTATGAAATGTTATTCGAGAGTAACCAGCCATGGACCATTAGTGCCAACGGTACAATCTTTACATACGAAAAAGAAGGAATTATACCTGGTCTGCTAAAGCGATGGTATTCAGAGCGTAAAGAAATGCAGGCTAAGTTAAAGGCAGCAATCGAAGCCGGAAATGCAATCGAAGAAGAGTACTGGGACAAACGACAGCTAGTTAAAAAGATTAACCTAAACTCGCTATACGGTGCAATTCTTAACGCGGGATGCAGATTCTTTGATAACAGAATCGGACAATCAACAACTCTCACTGGCCGGCAAGTTGCTAAGCATATGGCCGCAAAGGTTAATGAGCTTATAACCGGAGAGTACGATCATGTGGGTAAAAGTATTATTTACGGTGACACTGACTCTGCATATTTCAGTGCGTATCCTATCTTAAAGAATGACATCAGTAAAGGGCTTATTCAATGGGATAAAGATACTGTAATCCATCTGTACGATAACATCTCTGAAGAAGTGAATAGCACTTTCCCTCAGATGATGTTAGATAAATTTCATTGTCCAAAGAGTCGCGGATCCGTTATCAAAGCAGGGCGAGAAATCGTAGCTTCTAAAGGCTTGTTTATTACCAAAAAACGGTATGCTGTACTTTATTACGACAAAGACGGGAAGCGTCAAGATGTTAATGGTAAAGACGGAAAGATTAAGGCAATGGGGCTCGATCTAAAGCGCAGCGATACGCCTGAATATATGCAGAACTTCTTAAGCGATGTTCTAAATAAAGTCCTACACGGTGCCGGAGAAACCGAAGTCCTCGAAATGATTAAAGAATTTCGAACTTTATTCAAGGCCAGGCCGGGTTGGGAAAAAGGTTCTCCGAAGCGGGCCAATAACATTACCGAGTATCAAGCTAAAGAAGAAAAGAATGGCAAAACAACTATGCCAGGACATGTGCGCGCAAGCATTAATTGGAACACGCTGCGACGCATGAACGGGGACAAGTATAGCCAACCGATTGTTGACGGCATGAAAGTAATCGTATGCAAGCTAAAAGAAAACCCTATTGGGTTTACGTCAGTTGCATACCCTGTCGACGAACTTCGATTGCCTAAGTGGTTTCAAGAATTACCGTTCGACCACAGTGAAATGGAGTCCGTAATTATCAACAATAAACTTGAGAACCTAATCGGAGTCCTTGACTGGGATCTGATGTCTACAACCGAAGACAACACGTTCAACAATCTTTTCAGTTTTGATTAAAAAGTTCTTGACTAAACAACAAAATCTAAATAAAATATACACTATAACAAGGAAAATACTATGAAAGAAATCTTACAAGACATCGTTTATCACACCCATAACCTAGGCTTTTTAAACATTGTAAAAGTTACTGGAACTGATGAGTCTACCAAAATCGACTCTATGGCCGATGACAGAACGGTGATTATGTACGCCGAAACCGCTACCCCGTACCCAGAACTTAAAGGCGTGTTCGGCATGCCGCAACTTAACAAGTTGAAGTATCTTGTTGACGGCTCGGAGTACAGAGCGGGCGCTAAGATTGAACTCATTACCGCAAGTCGTAATGGCGAAGAAGTGCCCACTGGCATTCACTTCGAAAATGCAGACGGCGATTTTAAAAATGACTATCGGTTTATGAATACCGAAATCATCAATGATAAGTTAAAGACCGTAAAGTTCCGCGGAGTTAACTGGGACGTCGAAGTTGAACCTAGCATTCAAGCAATTCAACGATTCCAATTCCAAGCAGGTGCAAACACCGAACACACTACCTTTATCGCTAAGACCGAAGACAACGCACTGAAGTTTATTTTCGGGGATCAAGCATCTCATGGTGGTGAGTTTGTATTCGCTGCTAATGTAACCGGTAACTTATCTAAGCGGTTCTCGTGGCCTGTGAGCGCAATTCTAAGCATTCTAAAGATTGCAGATGGCAATAACTCTAAGCTTAGCATTTCTGACAGCGGTGCGCTTATGATCACGCTCGATAGCGGCCTTGCTGTTTACAAATATATTATTCCAGCACAAGCATAATGATCACATGCAACAGCATGTCTCCTGAATTAGTTGTGTATTCGTCTAACAACGCGATCGGTATCGGATTAACGCCGGAGGTATCTGCAATCTTGTCATGGGCAAGACAAAAAATGCATGAAGAAGCTAACATGCGTAACTTAGCGAATTCTAATGCTGCCGTACAGGCAGCATTAGACAACTTCAATAAAGCAAAAGAGCACCTAAAAATAACAATAATACTAGCAAACAATGAAAAAACCACCAGTTAACTTGACCCCAGGACAACGAGACTATGCTGTGTATCTTCCGGCCATTAGTTCGTTTTACGGGACTTATATTTCGAAACAACGATTAGAAGAATTTGTGCCTTTAGATCGGATTCCTGCAGATTTTGATAGAGGCATCGAAGGCATGAATTTCTTAAACGCCGAGGAAGGATACTTTACATACAAGTACGGTCTATATTCTGCAGGGCATGCACAATTAGACTTAAACAAGAGCTTAACCCAAGAATCGATGATTCAACAGCGCGATCGAGAAAACACAATGATCCTCGGCGACTCTGGTGGATATCAGATCGGTAAAGGGGTTCTAAAGTTTGATTGGCTCAACTTTGAAGGTCCGGAAGCTAACAAAACTCGTCAGCAGATTTTAGAATGGCTCGAATTAACCGCAGATTGGTCCATGATGCTCGACGTTCCTACATGGGCGTGCGATCACATTCATAGTCCAAAAACTGGTCTAAAAACGTTTGATGATTGCTTAGACAAGACTCGATTTAACAACGAATATTTTCTAAAAAATCGTCTCGGTCAAACTAAGTTCTTAAATGTTCTTCAAGGTAGCGACTGGGATACTGCAGAAAAATGGTATCAAGGGGTAAAAGACTTTAGCGACCCTGCAGTGTGGGGCGATAAGGCCGCAGAAGGGTGGGCAATGGGAGGCGCAAATATGTGTAAGATGGACGTTACACTAAAGCGACTAATCACTCTTCGTGAAGATGGGCTACTTAAAGGCAAAGATTGGATGCACTTCCTAGGAACTGCACAACTCGACTGGAGCTGTTACTTAACAAGTATTCAACGTCAAATTAGAAAGCACATTAATGAAAACTTTACCATATCTTTTGATTGCGCCTCACCGTTTATCGCAACTGCGCACGGCCTCGTCTACACCAACGCGCAACACACTTCAAAGCGTTGGAGCGTTATTATGGACAAAGCCCCAGACAACAAACTCTTGTCCGGAAGCGACATCCCATTCCCATTCGAAAGCGAAATCGGCCGACGATTGACCCTAGGGGACATTTGCTACTACGATACCGGTGTTCGAAAGACTGATACGGAACTAGGTGTCGATGACTCGGGTAAACAGATTAAGTTTGATCCGGAAAATCCTGAGCATTACACGGTTGTTCCTAAGATGAACAAGATCAACAAAATCGGAAGAACAAGCTGGGATAGTTTTGCATATGCACTAATGATGGCGCACAATGTTTATTGTCACATCGTGGCCGTTCAACGAGCAAACAACTTAGTCGACATTGAGCGTGCAAAGCCTAACGGTCGGCCTGATTGGCGTCACTGGAGAAAGCTAAATGCTAAACAAGCCGGCAGCGACGAATATAGCGATTGGGTTCCTCGTAATATTCTGTATTTTGATCGGTTCGTGGAAGAGCTGTTTGAGACTACCACTAAAGAAGATGCATTTGCAATGATCGAGCAAGCATCGCCGTTTTTACGTAGTCTTGATGGTGCTCGCCTTAGAGGCGGAAACGCACAAAACACGTTTACATCGCTGTTTGATATCGAAGATGTTACGTCAGCTGACGAAGTTAATATCGAAGATCCAGATGACGATGCACTGCGGTCACTCGAAGAAGGAGTCAAAGAATGAAACGAGATTACGACACAGGAACATCTGACGCAGATGTTCAGTATTTCGTAGGAGACGAAATCGAGCACACGCCTGCATATGGTATGAAGACGCTTTTCGTATCTGGTGTTCACGATGCTGAAACTATTTTACAGTTAGCCAAGGACTGGAATGTAGAACACATTTATTTCGGTGCAAATCAGAGCTTTAAAACGCACGGAGCAGATGACTACGACACTTGGTCTATGTGGGAAAAAATGATCACGCCGTGCATCGACCAAAAATATTGGTGCACGTTGGACTTAGATCTTTCCGAGGTAGAAGGACTTCAAGA